TGAGATATTCAAGGAGCACATTGATGAAGTTTATTTGGTTAAGAGCAAGGATGAGAAGGCTATCCCGCCAAGTGAAGAGGGGGCAGTAACCAAGACAGGACACAAGGAGGCTCTCAAGGCGATAAACAACAACATTGCCAGAGCGGAACGACAAGCTGCCCGTGATTATGCTTTCAGACTTAGCCAAACAGAGGAGGCTCAACCTGACGCAGAGTATGTTATAGGGAAGAGGGCTCAGGTTGATAGCTATATGGTAGAGAAGGATGCTGATGAGAGAGAGAAGATGGTAGACCTTGAGCTTGTTACCATAGAGAAGAATCCGTCTGCTGAAAGGCTTAAAGAAATCGCTGAGAAAAAAGGAATTAAAGCAAGCCGAGTAAGAGTCACCAGAGAAGGGCAGGAGAAGCTCGCTCTCAAGGGTGAATCAATGGAGCTTTCTAATGCGGTCAACATTCTTGAAGAGGCGTTGGGTAAAAAGAATTTCAATGTTCTCTCAAGCCCTGAGGACGCTATCCTTGAAGCCATGTCTGATAGTGAGAAAACTGCTCAATCGTCTGAACTGATAACAGAGTTTGTGAGGGAGGCCATTGCTGGTTCTGGAGAGGGGCTGAGTTTCAGGGATATCTTCAATGAAGCGGCTGATACTTACGGAACTCTAATTGAGGAGAAGGACACAGAAACGCTTAGAGCACTTGGAGTTTACCTTGATGAGAACTATGAGGCAACGACTGACGTAGGTATTGGAGGAGGTGCGCCATTTGCCAAAGGTGTAGTCAAAGGTAGAAAGGCAGATACCGGAACTGGCGATCTTTTTGATAGGGTTGCCAATAAGGCTAGTGCTGCCGAGAAGGAGGGTAAGGTAAAGGGAGAGGTTAAGATAGACCCAGCAACAGGGGTGACGATGGCTGCGGAGGATGTTCTCGAAGTTGAAAAGACGACAGAGCAGGTGATTGAAGAGGCAGAGACAGAGAGGAAGGGGCCGAAGATTGAGGTTGAAGCTGGCGAACCAACACAGAAAGAGAAAATTGGATTTAAGCAGAAGGTGATGACCCCGAAGGAGAGGGCAGTCCTAGAGGCAAACAGAGAACTGGGCAGGAGAGAAGCAAAAAGACCTGCTGACATAGGAGTTGAGGGGTCAGAACTATTCACCGGAACGCCCATAGAGTTATCTCCCGAAGCAACCGAACAGGATTTGAGTACCTCCAGTGCTGTTAAAAGAATAAACAATCTAATCAAACAGCGTAGTGATCTTGAGGATAAAGCTGTCAGTAATATAAATGAGCCCAAAACTGTTGAAATACTCAAGAAGCAGATGGCAGTTATCGACGCGGAGATAAGCCAGATAAACGAGGAGCACGACCTTAGCACCACGACTGAGGCTGAGTACGACCCAAGGCATCAGTTGTTTAACGAGAAATTGTGGAGAGAATTTAGCAAGGAAGAACTAGCGGGGTTTGCCGAGCCTGTTCAGGAGGTAAGGGATAAGGACGGCAATATGCTTGATGTCAGCCTTATAGAGACTTGGAGAAGATTTGCCACCCACCTCGCATCCAACTGGAGGAACACTTACGGGACTCCGGCTGCTGACATGGCATGGAACGCTTTCACAAAGGCTGTCATTCAGGCTAGGGATCGTGTTCAGAACCATAAGGATAAGGGTAGGTCAGTTGGGGATCGTGGTCTTTACAGGGATTTTGGCGGCAAGACTATCATTCTAAACTCAATGCGCGACAGTCTTGAAAAGGTTAGGAATGAAAATAAAAAGCTGGAGGAACAGTTTGCCGCAAGACCTCATGAGGGGGTTAAGAGGGTCACGGGTGAGCTAAGGATGCCAGCGATTGTGGAAGAAGCTACTGAGGATAGCCCTCTTGGAAGGAAACTTGAGGCTGCATCAGAATTTACAAACGAAGAACACTACCAAGATGATAGTCTGGATTCCGCAGATCAGTTAATAGCCAACAGCCCAGACTTAGGCAGACAGATTGATGAAGCCAACCGGACACCTGAAGATGTAGCTAGGGTTCAGAAGGCGAGAGAAGATATAGCCAGCTTTATTGCACAGTTCAGGTCTATGTTGGACGACAGGATAGGGTTTAAGACTACTGGTGCTATTGAAGCTCACGGCATGAGTGGGGTAAGGAACAGGATATGGAATGAGGCTTTTCTTCCTGAGCTAACAAGGTCGATTGAACTAGACAACGCGAAGAAGCCGGAGCAGTACAAGACAATGAAGGAGAGGGAGAGGTTGTTTAGGGAGATTTCCAAACTTGACCAGAAGATAGACTTACTAAGCGGAAACAAGCTGGAACAATTTGTAAAGAGGTACAAGTCCTTTGGCACACAAATCAGGGCAGGGGAATTATTCTCAGATGAATACTTGGCAGAGAATACCGAGCTAACCCCCGACACCATCATAACCCATAACTCTGCACTTGCCGGATACTTTGAGGTGATACAGAGGGAGGGAGTTCTTCCTAGAAATACCAATGTAAAGATCAATGTAAAGGAGGGAGACAGGATTGTTCAACGCAGGGCAAAGGAATATCTGGCTGAACTTGAGGCTAGGCGTAAGATTGTTTCTGATTCCTTGTTCAATCTACGGATTAAGTTGGAGAAGATAATAAGTGAAAGGGCTGACGATACTAGGAACTTCAGCTTTGATAAAGTCAGGAAAGAGATAGCCAGAATTTACGGTGAGATCAACAAGGCTAGGGGCAGGGGCATTGACAGGGAAGGGGCCAAGGAAGTTTTCTCCAAGCTAACTGGGGCTCCTAAGGTAACTAAAACAATATACTATATCTGGTCTAATAAACGTGGAGCCTACAGGCCAGTGTCCAAGGCACAGCATAAGGCGTTCACTGGTAAGAAAAAGACTGAGCCTGTTTATGGGGCGGGTGGTGGTGGAGAGTGGACTAACTATTATATACAAGAGAAGATCAAGATGTTGAGGAGGGACGTTAGAGGTGCGTTCAATGAGGCTTCACTTTACGAGTCTATTAGCTCAGAGGAAGAGTTTCTTAACAGTTCGGAGGATGCCCAGTTTGCCAAGGGTGCTGTCAGCGAAGGTCAACCTGATATGCTGTTCTCGCCTCTTCCCGCTGGATTGGGTAATGTTCCAGTATCAGAAGCCTTCGATCATTTATACAGCAAACTTACACCGTCCCAGAGAAAGTATGTGGACAGGTTTAGGCCGCTATTCAAGTTGGCTGAATCCAAGAACACCCTGAAGGTTCCGGTTCTGCTTGGTCGTCTGGAGTCGGATGCTACCAATGCTGCACCTGCGGGTTTCTATAACCAGATTTACGATCAGATTATTATTGATCCTACCAGAATGGGCAACAGTGAGTTCTCGGCGATGAAGGTTCTTTTAGAGGAATACTTCCATGCCCTAACTTCTGGCTCGATTATTAGTCCTCACAATAAAGCGGATAGGGCGAGGCTGAACAGGATGCTCAAGAAGGCTAGGAAGGCATACAAGAACAAGGGTGATACATTCGGGAGCTTGGACTATTACCCGTTCACCAGCGACCTTGAGTTTGTGGCACACGCTATGTTCAATGACGAGTTCAGGAGCTTTCTACAAACGATTCCTTCAACCAGAAAGGGAGATACTCTCACAAGTGGGCTAACATTGCTTGATGAAATCTGGGAGATACTGAAGAGTATAGTTGGATTAAGCAAGCAGTACGAAAGCCTTCTTGATGAGGTTGTTGAGATGGGCTCGATGGCAGCAGCAGACAGGTCTATGGTTGGCCCAAAGAACTATGCTGACTTTATAGGAACTGGCGGGAGGGGTGTCATTACCATAAGGCAACTCGATACAGCCAACTACAGTATGAACATCGGTGTGCCTGACGATCCCAGACATGGTTTTGTTATGGATAAGTCCACCCTCCAAGGCGAAGAGGTTGTTCCGATTGAGAATAGCAGAGAGTTATTCCGAGACATGAAGGACGGCTTGAAGAATGAGAGTGAATTGATTGATGCCATGTTCGCCGCAGCAGCCTTACACGGTACACCTAGATCAGAGCGATTTGATAAGTTCTCTACTGAAAACATAGGCGAAGGTGAGGGGCATCAGGCATACGGCTGGGGTCTTTACTTTGCTACGTCTAGGGGTGTTGCAGAGCATTATAAGAATATGAGAGGAACTGGTTTGACGGGATCGGGGCCGTTGGAAATTACATGGGATGGGAAAACTGGTGATGAGCTTGTGGCAGAGGGGCGCGGTGCGGAATTTGCCGAGCAATCTGAAAGGGTGGAGAAGGATGCGTTACCGAGGGCAGTTGCGTTGGCACAAATGGCTTATGTACTCAGGAACCCCAGCAGATATCCGTCGGAAAATAAAGGTGTTAAATTATCGCAAGCTAAATCTTGGATTACGCAACTGGGGCCAGAATTAGTTCGCCTTACTAGGGAATCTATCGAAGAACCTAATCTCAACTTTACATGGGAGGATATGGGAGGAACAGGAGAGGTAGAGGCGTTGATAGAGAGATTGAATTTGGAGAAGATGAAAGAAGCCTCCCCTGAATCATTCGCTGAATGGGAGCAATCAGGCCCAGAAATTAAGAAAAAGCTGATGGAGCTCTGGAAGGGTGGGGATGTAGTCGAATTAACCCAAGCGGAGGAAGATCTTTTTGCTATTTATGAGGATGCTTCTATTGAGGTAATCGATGAAATTTCCATAGGAGCTATTGAATGGCTAGGGAATCTGGAGAGTCAAGGGGTGAGCGTGGGAAAAGGATTCCGATACGATTTTTGGGAACGCCTTAAAGTAAGCAGACCCAAGGGCAAAATATACGAAGTCACACTAGCCCCCGCCGAGGACGAATACCTGTTGCTTGATAAGAACCGTGCCGAGCAATCTTCTAAAGTTTCCAAAGCCTTGAACGCTATCGAGGATGAGTTGGGTGAGTTGCTTCCAGTTAATTTAGGTAATGGTATGGATATTTACAGGGAGATTGGTCGTATTATAGGCGGCACAAAGGAGGACACTTCCCTGCTCCTTCTCAAGCACGGCATACGAGGTAACAAATACCTTGAAGGTGCAGCCAGAAGAGAGGGCGAAGGCAACTACAACTACGTTATCTTTGACGATACTGATATAGAGATTACTGGTGCGTTCGCTAAGGGTAGAGAGAGTGCAGTTCCAACTACGCCTGAAGAAGTTAATGATGATCTAAAGGGCAGACTAGAATCCCCAGAAGCAAAGAAGGGTTTGGTTGAGAAGGAGATGTCTTGGATGGATAAGTTCAAGGAAGCTGTCATCACAAAGTCTCACCCACTATCTATACTTCAGGATATGGTCTTTGAGCAGAATAACATTGCGGGTAAGACTAGGATAACATTGGCCCAGCAACATGAGCTTCAGGCTGGTAGTCCGGTTAAGGCTGACCTGCGTGTTGGTAGGCTTAATGAATCTATAAACAACCTGATAGGCGGAAACAAGCAGACGATGGAGAGGTTTAATCGCTTCCTGCTTAATCTAAGAATACAGGACAGGCTGGTTAACGAGTCATCCGAGGGTGATCTTGCGAGAATAAGAATCCTTGAGGAATATATAGACCCCAAGACTGGCGAGTTCATTGTCCCACCGGATGAGCTAACTGGTGGAAAGACAGTCGAGGACATTCAGATTGAGTTGATTAACCTGCTAACGAAGTCGAGGGAGGTTGGAACCTACAAGAATAGGTCGGATGTTCCCAAGTTGGTTGGAGGGTTGGATGCTCTCATGGCAGAGATAGACGACCCAGAGATGTTAAGGCACAAGACAGATGCCGAAGGGAATGTTCTGCGAGGGCCGGATGGGCCATTGTTTGACGGTAAATTTATTGAGGCAAGTGAAGTTTATCATGCACACTTTGAGGAAGCACTGAAGGATATGTTCGAGTCCGGTGTTATATCAGGCACATCCTACAGTAATATGTCTGCATCAACCTCGTTCTACGCTCCGTTCTTTGTGATGAAGCATTTCAATAGGAACCCAGAGGACACGTTCGGGCAGATGATTACGGGGATTAAGTCTGGTGATTGGTCAGTCCTGAACCCGATGGATGCTGCAAGGTACAAGTTATATATGACCCAGCTAAGGGTGGACAGGAATGTGTTCATAACCAAGATTGAGGATTTCCGCAGGGACTTTGATCCAGATGGTAAGTACATAAAGAAGTCTGAAACCATAGGTGCTGCTGCTGACATGGAGGAGGTTAAGTTCTTCGAGAACGGGGAAGTTAAATACCTCTGGTTTGACAGGGAGATAGCTAGGCTGCTTAACACATTTGATCCAGTGAGCGTTTCCCACACTTATATAGCTACCAAGATGGCTGGGGATATATTCAAGCTGGGTGCAACAGGTGTCAATGCGTTCTTCCAGTTGGGTAACTTTATGTTGTTCGACCCGATCCGTCTACTCACCACATCCAAGGCTGGTTTAAGGGCAAAGGATAAAGGGTTGAGCCCGATAGTATTAGCCCTTCAGTATTTCAAGGCTCTGGCTTCATCCTCTTGGCAAAACCTTACACCAAACTCAATTAAGAATTTAGTTCGCAAGTTCGCTCCAGATCAGGTGGCGGGACTTGATAGTTTATATAATGAGTTTGTTAACAGTGGCGCGGCTGGATCGACCATAGCCGAATACTTCAGCAAAGCTACCCAGATCAAAGACCCCCTGATGAGGCATGGTTCACCAAGAAGAAACCCACTTATATGGGCCAATTCAAAACTATCTCTGGTGGGTAAGACTCTGGAGCAGACTGCCAAGATGGTGGGGATGCAGAGGATGATGGGATTTGAGGGGATTGATGAGCTTGTATCAAAGATGGAGGCAACCACTGATTCCAAAAAGAGGATGGCACTGAAGAAGCAACTGGATGAGAGGATGGATCAGATTGCCGTTGAGATAAGGAACTACGCTGGATCACCTGACTTCATAAGAAAGGGTAAGTTCACTGAGAGCGAGGCTTTGAATGTTATATTTATGTTCTTCAATGCCAGAGTACAGGGCGTTGAGCGTGATCTATCTAGGATGCTGCAAGTGTTCAAGAAGGGTGGAGATAAGGGTGAAGCGGCGATGGTGATGATGAAGCTGAGTGCCTTCGCTGCCCTTCCCACCATGATGGCTTGGTCGATGAACAGAAGGTACAAGGATGATTACGATGAGGTAAGTGATGAGGAGAAGAAGCGTTACTTTATGATCCCGCTTGATGAGCATTTTGAACACCCCTATATCGAGGGCAAGATGGTCAGGGATTATATCCGCATACCGAGACGCGAATCTTTTGGCCTGTTCTCCTACACACTTGAGAAGGGGCTTGACTGGATGTATGACCGTGACCCAGATGCAGTAAGCGAGATGCTCGGATTCTGGCTGGAGTCAACGATGCCAATTAACGTAGCTGGGGTAACTGAGGGTGACTTGGTTAAGACTATGGAGAGCGTAGGTTCCAGTCTCAATCCTCTAATCAAGGCTCCCGCTGAACTAATGGGCAACAGGAACTTCTTCCGTCATAAGCCAATAGTTCCAATCTCAATGTTAAAGGCCGCACCAGAGGAGCAATACTATGAAAGTACACCTGATATCTACAAGGCTCTTGGAGGGTTCACTAGCTTGGGTGCGTTAAGGACTAAGCATCTGGTTGAAACCCTTACCGCTGGCGGCATTACACAGTTTATACCTAACAAGAATGTGGGGATACCGGATGAGACTGGGGCTGCTCCTGCTGGTAGAACTCTTGCATCTACTCCGCTTATCGCCCGTCTTGCTCGCAGCACCTATCTTGCCGAGAGTGAGATTATGGAGATCATGGATGATGCCGACATGGTTGGCGCGACTGATCGGGTTCTGCGTAGAAGATATGTTGACAGGTGGATGAATGATACCAGAGGTATGAGTATTCAGGATAGGGTTAGGCATATACAACCTGCCCGTAACCATAGTGAGAAACTTCGTAATGATTTGATTGTTCGTAGGCTTAGGGAGATGGCCCTCGGATTGGAGCCGGAAGAAATTAGAATGAAGAACTCGCCCGTTACTGTAAGGGCGGCTGTTGTTATGAATCAGTTGCAGGGTAAGAGTCCCGCAGAAGTAAAGGTCTACCTGACAGACTTAGCGCGTAAGAAGATTCTCACTCAGGAAGTTGCAAACGATTTAATGAGGCGTCTGCAACAACGTGGTGAAACCATTCAGGATTACGTCACCGAGCCTGTCAGGTAGGTTGTTAGGCTTCTGGGTCAAGTTTACGAATCTTATCGTTTATGTCTTTGACCTTTATAGCTATCTCCCTTCTTTCTTTATCCTTCTCTTTACCTCCCCATTCTCTGAGTTGGTTGAGTTGATCTTGAAGGGTTTTCTTATGGGTTTCGAGAGCCCACAGTTTGCCAGCGTATGATGTTTTCTTGCCTTCCCCAGCAGCATCCTTTGATGAACGAGGTTGGAATAACCCCTGCCATCCTTTGGATATTGTCTGGTTAATGGATGCAATAGCTTCATCTACGCCACCCCACTGTACCATCTCTCCCCATAGTTTACTGACGGACATGGGCTTGAGCTTCTTCCATCCGTTTCTTCTACGGTATGTTTCGTACTCTTCCCAAGCGATCTTGAACTCATCCGTTTCGAGTGGTGGAGGGAGATCGGGAGTGTCGTACTCCTCTGTCCTCTTGTTCCAGTATTCCACTCTCTTGCGAGCTGCGTCCTCGACCTTGGTATTGACTGACTGCCATTTCTCCCAGCCCCTTATTTCTCCCTTCTCGTTCATCCAATTCACTTTGGTGCGAATCATATCAACGATATTGTCGAATCTCTCAACGTCACCAATTCCTTTATCGGTTAACATTCCAAGAGCTTCAGCCACCCCCTCCTTTTCTATTAGGGAGAGCGGCCTCATGTCGGGTCTGGTTCTTTTCCAGCAGTCGGATTTGATCCACTCCCATACGGCGCAACTAGCACAGTCACGCTTTTGGAGGTAGATCATTTCCTTGTCATCCATCATATATACTGAGTTCCTGTACCATACGTTCGGGGTCGATCTCATAGGCTTCATACCTTTTCTCTATCCGATCATATAGGTCACGGAACTTCTTAAACGCACTTTCGTCTCCCGCTAATCTAGCGTCGACCTGCCTGACACCATTCCAGATAGTGCCATGATCTCTTCCCATACATCTAGCGAGATGCGACTGCGTGAATATCTGCGAGTCCATGCACATTTTATACACGATGAATCTCACATCACAGTACAGTGTTGGTCTCCTTCTACCCACAATAGACGCAGGAGAAAGGCCGGACTCAATCGCAGCCGCAGCCACAACCCTATCCAGAACTTCCGCCTCCCTGATATTTGGTTTATTTCTTATCGCGCCAACCCTACCCCATTTTTCATTGGCGTATGACTCCTCATCATTCATATTAGAATGGGGGTTGGTCGTTGTCGTCTGGTGCGCTGGCAGCAGTAGGGATGTCCTTCTTGAACTTCTCCTGAATCTGGAAAGAGAAATACTTATCTCCCTTTTTCAGTCTGGTCTTGTCCGATTCTGCTGTCTTTATCCAAGCCGCTATTTCAGCTTCCTGCTCCAGACCGTTCACCATTAAGGTGCATGGCCCAGTGTATTCAGGCTTCTTATCGCCCTCCTCTTTGTACGAGTTCTTCATTAGAACACCGCTGCCTAGTTTTTCTTGTGGCATTTTTTCTTACTTCTCCTTCCTCCAGTATTTAACTGAATGTCCTTCTTTTGTTATGGAAGCTAACAGGCCGGACAATATCCTGTCTGCTTCATGTTCACTGACTCCTTTGTGTTCAGCAAATTGTTTCTTTAACTTTGGGTAAGACACAGTGCAAGCCTTAACAAAAATCTCCGCTGGTAATCCCGATTGGAATAGTGCGGTAGTTATACTTGATATGGCTTTCTTTCCCTTGCGGGTTGTCTTACTCCATCCTTCTATCTCGTCGAACTCACCACTCTTTTCCTTGACCATTCTGGCGAATACCGTGCAAGCCTCGGCAACATCCCTAAACACACCCATTGTCTTTGGGTCGCTAATGACTGTCAGCTCCTGCTCCAGTACCATCTTCTGCTTCTCAGCAACCGTCATGGCCATGCCCCGTAATGCAGTACAGCTTTCCTGTCTACCGCACCAGTTACAATACTCGCTTGTATTAGGGCTTCGAGTTGGATCGTTAACGGAATCTATTATACTGTAAGATACCTTCTCTGCTTCCTCCCTTGTCAGAGTGAACTTGTCAACCTTCTTGAGTGCTGAATAAATCAGGTGAACCTCAATCTTGTCTACGTTATCACGCTGGCAAATGGCTGCGACATAGACTGCCATCTGGGGTACATAGTATCTCTCCATCTGGCCTGTCTTTAAGTCGAACAGGTGTCCCTCACAGTATGCGTCATAGGTTCCATAGGTTACTTCCTTGCCATCACGCATTAGGCTAACCTCTACCTCTGACTCTATCTTCTTTCCGTTCGCCACCTTACGGATATACTCCGCTGTAGCTACGGCTTCTTCATCATACTTCATGGGATGTTAGTATCTCACTGAGTTGTTGGTGTAGTTTGTTTCCTCTCTCTAACGCCGCACCACTAGCATCCTTCTTGGATACATAGCAGGGGCAGGTGGCCATCGAGGGAAACGACGAGGGAGACAATTCAGGATGATGCCTTGTCGGGGCGTTCTCCTTCTTGGGCTTCTCGTTGTTTCCGTGTAAGTTTTCGGTAGTTATAATTCCCATAGCGTTCCTTATACCATTTGCTAAAAGCTCTATTGAACTCATCGCAATCCTTGACGGTAGGGGTACGCCCAGCGTGTTTCTTACCAGACGTACCCCGTTTCATTAACCTCTCCCTTCGGATGCTTCACCGTCATCGTCGTCGGCTGGGGGTATTACAAGAGTACCTCCGTAGCCCTGACGTTTCGAGTAGGTGTGCTCACTGGCTAGTGCTTGCTGACCCTTTCTGTCTGGGTTCATAGGCCAATAGCTCCTTATCCAGCTATCAGTTGATCCGTGCATTACGGTAGTAACTAGGAATATCCTCACGCCAGCACTTGTCTCTTTCGGGACAGTAACTTGAGTGACGGCTAGACCGTTCTTTGACAGAATAGGCCCAGCTTTCTCAACCATGTCCTGCAACTTCTGGAACGTGCTAGGACTGCCATCGTGCCTCTTGAAATGAGGGTTCTTTCCTGTTTCTGCTACGCCTCCAGACCAGTCTACCTGAGCCTTTGCTAGTGCGGTTGACACACCCTTTATGCTGTCGCTCTGGATTGACCAATCTTCGCCGCTGTTTTTCTTCTCCTCCAGTGCCTCAGTCAGTTCTTCAATGATGCGGTTAAGCTCATCAAGGTGCTGGTCATTGGTCACTGGTATCTCTCTCCTCAAGGGATACGTTGTATCTAATGTTTCTTGTTCTTCACTCACTTGCTTCCTTTTGTTGAATTGGGATTTCTCCCTTTACCATTTGGAAGAACAGGCTGGCGTCCATTGTTACCAACCAATCCTCCCTAGATTTTTTGTGTGCTACCACTGGAAATTTTTCATTAGCATCACGGGTAGCCTGAGCCATGGCGTTGCTTACGTTTAGCTTCTCAACGAATTTAACCTCGAAGTGGAACGGCAGATTACAGATTACATCGGGAGCCTCCTGACCCCCTGCGAATCTCCCTGCGTTTTGACATCCTCTAATTGCCTCGAATCCCTGAGCCCTTAGAACATCCCTCCACAATCTCTCACCTCTAGCTCCCTTCTGTCTCGAGTTCATCATCAACCTCCGCAGCATGGATTAACTCTTCCACAACCTTAGTCATGGTCTTTCCTGTGGCATCGGATAACTCCTTGAGCCTCTCTACGGTGGCATCAGAGAGCCTGTAAGTCCTCATCTTCTTACCGTCCTTGTATATGGGTTTCTTCTTAATCGTAGTCACGGCGCGGATTATACATACGCCTGTATTTACCTGTCAAGAGGGACTTATTTCGATCAATTAAACCCCTTACATAGTCTTGCCTTTTTTGTGTGCCATCACCTTCCTGAATATAAGAACCCTTACGTCCTGCTCCAGTTCATCCTTCCAAGACTGGCTCACCTGTGTCACCTCTCCCTTGTGTCTCTTGGCTGTCTCCAGTGCTTCCTTGATGCAAGCCTTCATGTTTAATAGTCCCATTGATTTACTCCATTTGTTTTCTGATTAGGTTGTTTATTAGTATAGACTTCTTCCATGCCCTCACCCTCTCCGGTACTGTAAGGTTCTCTATGTCTGCCTTGCATTGTACAACGTACCTGTCGTATCCCAAGCTCCACATATACCATAGCTCAGTAGTGGTGGGCTCCATCTTCTGTGTCTTGAGGAACCTGCTTCTCTGGATATGTAGGTAGTCATAAGCGTATATCCTAGACACCTTCTCCTTCCACGAAAAGTCATAGGAATATGTTAGCAGCTTTCTCTTTGCCCTGAACAGGTTGATATCCTTCCAAGCCTCACGATGGAACTGCCATTGCCCTCTCGCAAGACCGTGATCTCCAGCTACGTTCCGGCCACCGCTTTCAACCTGACGTATGGCCTCGACAAGTTCCCATGATATGTTGCCGTGGTGTAGTTGTGCCGATGCCCACATTTGCGTAAGCATTAACAGTAATAGTTTCTTCATTTCTTCCTCCTTGTTCTCTTTTCTTTACGCTTTTCTGTTTTCTCTATGTGAGCCGTGAGTCTGTTCTTCAGCTTTTCCGCTGGCTCGAACTCACAAAACGGCCCCCAATCCTGTATGTTAGGACTATCCTCACCCTTCAATAGACGAGGCCCAACCGGATGTCCTGCACTGGTAATTACCCCGAACTGTATAAGGTCATCAACCCTGTTGTCTTTTAACTCAACGGCTGTTGCCTCTATCATAAGGGGAAGTACCCAAGAAGTTTGCTTAATAACTTCCATTTGATTATCCTTTCTCTAGTCGTTATAGATTAAGGCGACTCCTCGCTTGTCACCTCCTGAGGAGGGTAGGGAAATTGGCATCTACAGCCCCCTACCCTCCTCTTCTCCTTTAGTCAATCGGGTTGTGTGCCAATATCTCTAAGGAACCTTGCTCTCTACGTTGTGGTGTCGCGTTTCTAGGACGCTTAGGCGGTGAGCTTACTAACTTCATCGATGCGTTGGAGCTTCTCTCGTTGCTTGTGAAGTCTAGTAGCTGCTTGAACGCCTTCTGGCTGCGTTGTGCAGCGTACAGTCGGCTGTCTTGCCCATGTGTCAGGTGGTCAGTGATGCAGTTAAGCAAGTCACCGATGAACACTGTCTGTGTCCTGTCAGTCGATGCTGGCATCTTCCATAGCTCAGTCTCTCCTCCATGCCTGACCTCAACGTTGTGCTGATCCCTGAACTGGCTAAGGTCATGCCATCCTTCGTTAGAGCTTGGCTTTCTGTCGGCTGGGATATTGTTCCAGTAGCTTGGACGCTGCCATAGCATTTGGATCGCCTCCCTGTCAGCCTTCTCATGGAATATGTTCTTTATTGCGTTATGACCTTCGGCCCAGCTTATGCGTGTGTTCAGTTCTTCATCGAACATCTGGCCGTACTTCTTAACACCCTTCTCGAACTCCACAACAGAGCCCTTCACGTTCTTAATGATCTGTTTATAATCAACGTGCTTTGAGTGCTTGAAGGTTGTGGTCATCAGTGTTTCATTCAGAACCATACCGTTCATGCACGCTACCCTGTCAGCCCCAGTTCTGGACGGAACACCAGCGGAGCCATCGTGACTAGGTGAACACTCATAGGTGTAATTTAGCACGTCTCCTGTCTTGATACATTCCATACTCAGTGAAGGGACAGACCATTTCATAGAAATCCTACCGCCCATCTCGCCTGTGCGCTTGAATGGTAGAGCGTATGATGTGTACTCTGGTTCGATTGTAGGCCCAGCCATGATGGCTATTTCCGTAGCAATACAATCATGTATGTCTTGGTAAGATATGAAGCCGTACTTGTCAGAGTGAACGCCAACGATACCGTTAGTGTCCTTCCTGTATAGTCCGATGAATCCTTCTATCTTCTCTCCTGTCCTTGCGTTTTGGATGTCGTCTTTCTCTACTCTTATCTCATGAGCAGCAACATCCCTATCTTCTATTTCTTTCATAGGTTTCTTTCCGAGTCACTTGATTACTGGTCAAGCAACTGCATACCGCCCACCGCCAGCCCTGAAACTGACAGCCAGCAATGAGCGGTGTTGCAGTAGCCTAATTAGCTACCTGTAATTACCTCTTGCTTAACTCCTTATAGTAGTCACACGTTTTCTTAGCCTCATCCAGTTCGTTCTTCAGGAGTGAGATTGTACCCTCCAAGAACCTTACTGTTGCTTCCTTATCTTTCTTCTGTTGCTCTGCTATTAAGAGGTAGAATATAAGATCAACTCCCTCACCCATACTTTCCTTGAGGCAGTCTCTATCTGATATATCTCCTCCGTGTTCCTCCTGTCCGGCCATGAATTTCTTCGTAGCCATCTCATTGAATGTTTTAAGCAGCGATGCACATTGTTCTTCTGGTGTTTCACTCATCTGGCATCCTTTCCTTTATTACTTCAGCTACCTCCTCGTCTATGAAGGCTATTGTCTTTATTTCATTATCGAAGAACTTATCTGACTCATCCTTCTTCATGTAGATAATCTCTCCTGTCCTGTATGGCTCATCCGGCTGAACTATAGATCGGTTCTCGCCTATACCTGACTTCTCTGAATCAATAACAACCAGAACAACATACCCTTTATCCAGTTTCTCCTGAACTTCTGGGCAAAAGCCGTTGCCTGTTATGTTATTGTCAAAGCCAGTTCTTTTATTGGTTCCCTCCAAGTCTACAACTGATTCACCGTTTCGGTATCTTGTTGCTAGTAGGAGTGACCCTGTTTCATATTCCTTCCCCGTTGCTAAACAGATGTTCTTCTCCATTGCAACGTGTGCGTTTTTCTTCTCCATTACTTTCCTTTTGGTTCATTGTTACCATGTGTTCAAGCCATCTCTCGAAAGCTATTCTCTCTGTGAACGCGTCTCTTTGATTAGGCTTTAGATTCCATTGTGCTTCCCACGCCATACTTCCTCCTGTTCTTCTTAGCTAGTTTGTTATCAGCCCATACTCCACCTAGAGAGGGTATGTACTTGCCCTGTTTTCTTAGGTTTGCTAAGGCTGTAATTATTCTTAGGTTGTCTTGGTGATGTGCTCCTCCAATGTGAAGCGGTATGATATGGTCAACGTGATATTTTCTTTTACATCTTTTAGTCTTAGCCCTGCACTCTGATAGTATTTCTTTTATTTTATTAGCATCTGAAGAGGGTAGAATTGCGTTTCTTTTTGTGGCTCTATGCCAATCGGCTCTTAGTATGCAGTCTGCACTGTTTTCTTTGGCCCATTTCTTTTTATACTCAGCCTCTTTCTTTCGTAGTTCAGGGTCTGCCTTTAGATGTTTACGATATTTTGCCTCTCGCCTTAGGATTTTCTTTAGATTCCTTAGTCTATATTGTTTCTTGTATTCTTTGTATTCTTCTTTGTGTTCTTCTCTCCATTTTAGGCCGTTCATTTTATGCCGTTCTTTGTTTTCGGCGACCCATTTCTTAGAGTATTCGCAACACTCCCTTCGGTGCTCGTAATAGTATTTTCTTTTATTCTCTTTTAGTTTTATGGGGTTCTTTTTTCTGTACTCAATATCGTATAGCCTCTTTTCTTCTTTAGTTTTGTATGGCATATCCAGTCTCCTTCATACCTCCACTTCTCTCCTTTCTTTTCTCCTCTTGTGATACGGGCTTTCATATACGCCGTCATCGTTCTCCCAAACAACATCATTACCACCGCACTTCTCAAAGGCTGTCTCCAAGTCAGAAGCGAGCAAGTGTTCTTTGATGGAGTGATAGAACCTGTCGGAGTTCGTGTTCTTGTGTTTTTTGACAACTTCACGGGCCAGTTCTTCTGTCTTGCATATAGACATTATTGACCAAGGGACTCTACCATTGGTTGATCGGCGTCTTACTACATATATGTATTTACCTTCTCCCATTACTTTATCTTTCGTTTGTTGGTTGTTTGTTTTGTTTTGAAATTGTCTCACCCTGAATTATGAAGAACCTACCTGTATTTTTTGTAAAGGAGTCGATAGGGTCAGGGTGAGCGTAAGATTGTTTGCATCTTATTCACATTGTCTGCGTCTAATAGTATATGAATGAGCTAGGATTATTGATGGCACTTTTAGATTCAGTTTGCAACGTGGTGGTCGCAGGAACCTTGGTTGTTATATCCTGTAAGATGAAATGAAACCTCCTTGTGCGCTTCAAATACTGGCGGAGCTATGCTTTGTAGTCATCTTGTTCTATGCTCTTTACTGCATACGCTATATATAATAATCTATTCTATTCTATTCTATTCTATTCTATTCTGTTGTGAGTATTGTGGAGATGTCTGGAGATAGTCGGAGATAGCATTCTGATATTAGTTTAATTCAAACCGACCTGCTTTCTTCTCCTCCTCCAGTTCCACTATCCTTTTCTTTAGCATTAAGCTGTGGCTTTGAAGTTCTGCTACATAGCGATGCAGTTCTTTAACTTCCCTTTGCATGGCCTCCATAAATAGACTGCTGCCAGCCTGTAAGTCGCCTAATGTTTTCTCTAGGGCTTCCACCCTCCTCAGTAAACCCATATCTCTGCCTAATTCTTTACTCATTTCGTTATCCTTGGTTCGTATCCTTCAAAGAACTCCTGTCCATCTACTGCTTCAATCAAGTCAGGTGGCAGGACATCTTGATGGTGTCTCATGTTTATATGCTGTTCGATCTGGCCGCATCTTTCACCAGCCTTTCGGTACATCAGGACACTACATCTTTGAGACTGTCTTAGTTCCTTTCTCAAGGATTCCAGCTCATGTCTTAGTATCTTGATTGTATTTAGAATTGACTCCTCACTCATCCTCCTACTTTCTGAATCAGAGCATAACAATAGAGTGCAATACCTATTACGATCATGATAGTGAAGCAAGCTCCCGCAATCAGACCTCTATTTTCCTTTCTGATCCTGTTTTCAAACGATTCTTTTACCTCTCGCTTGGCTTTCTGGACATCCTCCCATGAAGGCGGCTCCATATTCTCCCTGTTCATCTGCTCTATGTATTTGTCTCCCATTTTACTCATCTTTATTCCTTGGTTGATGTTTCTTTTTGATTGGCAACAGAATTTGTCGCTCATTTTACTTGAAAATTGATTGGCAGCAGAAAAGGGGAGCCAGAGAATTTTACAGGTAGCCGATCCTATATACTATACTGCTACAGAATCGACTGTATTTCTCCGACTCCCCAACCATCATGACATGGTTTTATTCGGCACGTTGGCCGTGATTACTCGTTACTGTCGAACACATCAGGGTGCAGACGTTCGATACGATTCAGTGTCTCCTGATCTATCTCCCTTCCGCTAGTTGTCCTGATTGTTTTCTTCTTCTTATCCTGAGGTCGCAGCATTGTAGTTACGAACTTACTCTTGTTCTCACGCTGTTCAATAGTACGGAATCCTCTCTTGATCCGCTCTTTCACATTGTCAGCATATTGTTCCTCATGATTGAGGGTAGCAGCCGCTCTGATAGCGAAGTTGTAAATGTCAGTCTTATTCTGGGCAGAAAACAGCACCTTGCCGTCTTTATTCCATTTCTTAACTGGCACTTTCTTTCCATTATCATCGTAGGTATGTCCAGTCACTACAAGTTGGGCTACCTTGCCGTCCTTCTCAGTTACCTTGCGGTGTTCCAAGTCGATAGCGGCCATAGCTTTCTTGTATAGTCTGGCATCCAATGGCGCAGATACTAGGACTAGGTTCTGATCCGCGTTAGGATTCTTCATCCATTCTGGAGCAGCTTCGTCCATTTCACAATTATTGTGCCATGTCCTGATAACATATTGCGCTTCAGGTATGACACTACTTTGATCGAACAAGTTACCTAAATCCTCAATAGAAAGGTTAGATAAAGCAGCACGGATAATTTCTCCAGTTTGCTTTTCTTCTTTATTCTTTATTGCGGATATGTCCAATTCGTGAACTACGACTTCAGGTTTCTCTATTACTTCAGGCATTATTAGCCTCTCTTTCTTTTTGTTATGGTTTTTGACGGTATGTTTTCTAGTACAGTGACCATCCTAGAGCCATCGAGAAATGGTTTATTTATTTACTTAACTTGACCTAACATTGCTTGGCGACATTCTTCTTCAGTCCCGTTCCACTTTGAGAAGGGATTTGTCATGTGCCAACGTACAGCTATCTCAACTTTCTCTAACAGGCTGGCTTTCTTCGTCTCTCTCTCATCCTTTTCCTTTTGGAGACGTGCCTTTAGTGAGTCGAACGCTTTGTCTATGCGCTTTTGCTGGGCATTAGTAGGCTTTGGTTCGCCTTCAGCAGCCCCGATCCCTGAGATATCCAACCCTTCGGCCAGTGTCTCTGATTTCCTAATTGCTGCACAGATTTGCGTTAACTCATCGCCTGATATAGTTAATACTGTCTCTGTTTCCTCGATGGTTTCTGCTGGTATTAGTTCAGCTATTTTATTTTGGTTTGTCATGATGATTTTATCTTTCTGGGATACATCTCAATGACTCTAGGATGGTCACTCATGATTCGGGCAACGCTCTTACGAACTGGGTTTATGATTTCACCCTGCCCTCATGTGTGACCGAGATGCCATTACGCACCTCACCTCCGAAGAGGCTTTCCGGTTCCATAACAAGTTTTTCACGGAAACCTACGTGCCGCTCTGCTTCGGTATGGTCTGAATTGACCCGCAATGCAGAGAACGATCCCGCCGACCTTGTGGGTAAGCTATCGCTAGGTGGATTGCCTTGACAACCCTTGCCTCTCTACATATAAATACGGCCACCACGATTATAAAAAAACGATGCCCAAGATAACGCAACCAACCAAGATGCCGCCGCTTCCCACGGAAAAAATCGATGCCCTCTGCGATGCCGTCCGCGAAGGTTTGGGTTTGCCATCGGCTTGCAATTTCGTGGAGCTTTCCCTGCCTCAGGTTGAGAAATGGCTCCGTATTTATCCCGCATTGAAATCGGCCGTGGAGAAAGCAACCGCAGATCATGAGCACCGGATGATCCAACTCGCCGCCCGTCATGCCGAGAAAGATGGCAAATTGGCTATCGCAATCCTCGAACGGCGTCACTCACAATGGAATAAGACTGAGCGACAGGAAATCAGGCAGGAAACTCAGGGCACAGTCAGCCCGGAACTATTGCGAGCCTTGGCTGGGGCACCCGAACGGGTAAGACCACGGGGGGATACGGCCCCCAAGGCCAGTCGTAGTATACTATCTACCTAGCACAAATTATCGGAGCACCAAAAAAGTGGGCCTCAAGTTAAAGAACCCCCTAAAATCCGCTAAGATATCGAAGAAAACTGCGGGTGAAATACAGAAAAAGGTCGCTAAAAAGGGAGATAAGGCCCTTACGAAGCGATCTATAGTGGAGCGTTCGGCTAATCTGGAGAACTTCCCTGAGTTGTTTCTGGGCATTAAACCTTATGAGTGGCAGAAACGCGTTCTAAGCGATCTTAATTTCAAGGAGTCCCGTGTAGCCATGAAGGCAGCAAACGGCTCAGGAAAGACCGCTGTGGTTGCAGGAGCGGCTGTTCTGTGGCACATGATAAGGTTCCCTCAGAGTTTGACTATTACTACGGCGGGGGTATGGCGTCAGGTTGAGGATCAGCTTTGGCCTAGTCTCAGGAAGTATATTGCTAATCTGGGTGATGGCTGGCGGGTTACGAGTAGTGAATTGGAGCATCAGAATGGTTCTAGGGCTATTGGGTTTAGTACGAATGATGCGGGTAAGTTTGAGGGGTGGCATAGGCAGGGGCCGACTGATAATTTGATGATGATAGTGGATGAGGCTAAGACGGTTCCTGATACGATATATGAGGCTATAGCCAGATGTCAGCCTAGCAGGTTATTGGTGATGTCATCCCCCGGTGGGCCGAGCGGTTCGTTTTACAGGGCATTTACGAAGGAGGCTAGTTATTGGGATACGCATAGTGTTACGGCTTTCGACTGCCCTCATATACCGAAGGACTGGATTGATGAGCAGACGGAGAAGTGGGGTATTGAGCATCCTCTGGTTAGGTCTATGATTTATGGGGAGTTCATGGACTTGGGCTCTGAGAATCTGGTAATACCCTATAACACGCTACAGTTTTGTTATCAGAATCCACCTTCAAAGCGGTCTGGCGGGAAGATAGCCTTCTGTGATTTTGCGGCTGGGGGTGATGAGAATGTATTATGTGTTCGGGACGGGAATGAGGTTTTACCCCTTAAATGCTGGAAGGAGAGGAATACGATGGAGGGGGTGGGGCGGTTTATTATGGAGTTTAAGAAGATGGGACTGGAAGCCTCCAATATATATGCTGATGCGGGAGGCTTGGGGATTCCGATGTGTGATGCGTTGGGCGAGGCTGGCTGGGTGGTTAACAGGGTAAATAACGGTAGCAGGGCTTATGATGACAGGCATTATGGAAACAGAGGTGCTGAGATGTGGTATGAGTCTGCTCGCATGATTGAAAAGGGTGATGTACGTTTACCGGAAGATGATCTATTAGTTGAACAGCTTACGACTAGATTGGGCAAGACTAGCAGTAAAGGTAAGCTAATGTTGGAGAGTAAGCAGGATATGAAGTCTAGGGGGCTTAATTCGCCGGATAGGGCAGATGCGCTGGTGGGTGCATTGGCTTGTGGTGGTATTAACAACCCAGCGGTAATGGGCTCACGCAAGAGCGTCTTTGATCTGATATGGGGTGAGGAGGAGGAAGAAGATGCTGGATATGGCGTGGCAGGGATGAATGCTGGATAATGGGAATAAAGACACATGAATTTAGCACGGGGAAGTTTAATATACATATTGAGGATATTGACGGGTTGTGCATCGACTCCGATGTGATACCTGATAAGGAGAAGTCGATTACTATAAGCCCAAGGATAAAAGGGCGGAGAAGGTTGGAAGTAGTAATACATGAATGTCTACACGCAGAGTACCCGTCTATACCTAAGTATAATGAGGAAGAATGGGTTGATACAGCAGCACTCAATATCTCAAAGCTCCTTTGGCGCATGGGCTATAGGGAATAATCTATTTTACTCTAATCTATTATACTCTACTCTGTCGTGAGTGTTACGGAGATGTTCGGAGAAACCGGAGAACGAATTTTGAAATTGAAATGCACTAGAAATAATAATAGGAATGTAGAGCGCGGTGGCGCATGGTGTACGGAGAGATTCCGTAACGGCTCGCACTCTCTGGGGGTTCTTGAAACAAAGCTCCGTGCTACCTGAATATGGGATGGCTGGAAGGAATACTTGGAGCTGCTGGTGCTGGATTATCTATCTGGCTTTGGTGGCTTAGAAATAGAGCTGCGACAAAAAAGGAGAAGAAGGATCAAAATGCTGCGGATAGCCACAGGCACAATTCTGATGTTATTGATGACCTCTTGCGGTAGTATCAGACTACTTCCAATCACCAGACTACCGGAAGGGAATGTCAAGCGTCTGACGGATATGCCTGAGTTTCAGTCCGTAAAGGAATCCTCAGAGGAGATTAAGCGTTGGGCGAAGGAAGCCCTGCACTCAGTAAACGACTTGGAATACCAACTAAGGAGAGAAGATGACTAACAGGGCAGAATTACACGACAAGATAACCAGCGACATTAAGGACAGGTCAAGGTGGGAGCAGCGTCAGAGCCTATGGTATGAGATGCGCCACACTGGGCTAAGGAGAAAGAATAAGCCTTGGAAGAACGCCAGCGACCTTCACTTCCCCCTATCTGACTCTGTTGTTGAGAGACTGAAGCCGTTCTATTTTATGCAGATCGTGGGGATGGATACCATAGCTTCGTTCATCCCGATGAGGCAGCAGGACGCGGGGATGACAGTTACAGCCGAGCGGTGGTTCGATTACAAGATAAAGGAGAGAACGAATTTCCTTACGGAAGGGCTTACATGGATAGATCACGGGCTGATGAGCGGAAGGTCTGTCGTAAAGGTTTACTGGGATGAGCAGAAGAAGAAGGTTCAGTATGATGCAATAGACCCCATGATGATTGTGGTTCCCGAAAAGACTCGCAACCTTCAGGAGTCAGAGCGGGTAGTGAACATAATGCAGATGAGCGTAGACTCGTTTAAGAGAAATCCACTCTATTCCGGTGTTGACGTAAACGAGATACAGTCCAAGCGGGGCAAGGTAGGCAACAGCAATGAAAAAGAGGTGAACGCATATCGCCGCGAAGGAATTAACTATAGCTCCGACATGAACAGGATAATTCTGTGGGAGGTTTATGAGAAGAAGGACGACAAGGTTTTTGTCCAGACGTTCTGCCCAGAGGTTGCCAGCATGGACGTTCGCCCGACAATGGAACTGGATTACAACCACGGCAGCTATCCGTTCGTTGATTTCAGTTATGAGATAAAGGACAAGGGCTGGTATTCTCCTCGCGGTGTTTGTGAAATCTTAGCCCCGTTTGAGTCGTCGCTTTGCAAGATGTGGAACGAGAAGCATGACGCAATGACTCTTTACAATCGCCCGATGTTCAAGACCGACAGGGATATACCCAACAGCAGTAACATTAGACTTTCCCCTGCCCAGATACTTCCGGTTGGTTTAGCTCCAGTGCAGATGAGCAGCCCTCCTATTAGCTGGGATCAGGAAATCGAGCTGACACGACATATCGCAGAGCAACGCATCGGTATGCCCGACTTTGGTGTTCAATCAATGCAGAACAAAGGAGACCGAAGGACGGCAACCGAAATTAACGCAATAAGCGGCCTCATGGCTGAATCCAACGACCTGCGTGCTCGCGTGTTCCGTTTGTCCCTCGGTGAACTGTATCGACAATCATGGAACCTCTATCTGCAATACAACAAGGAGGACTTGAACTTCCGATACCGTGAAGATAATGGACGGATTGAACCGGACGCCTTTATGGGTGAATATGTTATTGAACCCAAGGGTGGGCCTGATAGTCAGAACCGCGCATTAAAGCTGCAACAGGCTATGCAACGTAAGCAGTTGTTTTCCGGTTCTCCGTTCATAAATCAGGCAGAACTGGATCGCTCCATACTTGAACTGGATGATCCGAGCTTGGTGCGAAGAATGTTCCTCGACCCGCAGATGAGACAACAGCATGAAGGGCTTGAGGAGGCTAACAATATAGGAATTATGGAAACCGGATTCCCAGTGCCAGTCAGGGGGGATGAAAACTTTGAGCTAAGGATCGGAGTTCTCGTCCAATACCTAGACCAGAAGATGGCCGGAGAAGAGGGAATATCTGAACAGACTCAACAGTTAATAGTTACGAGGTTGACTGAATTGCTGGATGCCTACGAAGAGACAAATCCAAATGCAGCCAGACAACTTCGCAAACAACTTTCCGAATCAGCCGCCTCGCTATCAGAGGAAAGGCAGATGGGAGCACCTCAGGATGGGGAACAACAAGGACAGCAACAACAAGCTATGCCGCAGCAGGGAGCGTAAGGAATACTATAAGAAAAACAGAGAGAAAATAAGAGAGCAGCAGAGTCGGTATTATCAGAAGAATCGTGAGCGGCTCAAGAAGAAGTCGAGCGATAATTATTACTCAAATTTAGAGAAAGCACGGTTAAGGCATAAGAAATACTACGAAACATACAAAGACGTTATAAATGCAAAGAGGCTTTCAAGAAAAAAATCAGACCCAAAGCTCAGAATAATATGCAACTTACGCTCCAGATTGTCGTCGATAATAAGAGGGAAAAGCAGAAAGACGATGGACTTAATGGGATGCGACAGAAACCATTTACTGAAGCATTTAGAGGTTCAATTCAAGAAGGGAATGACTTGGGCTAATTACGCGAAGAGATGGACAATAGACCACCATATACCAATTTCCGCCTTTGACCATGAAAACAAGAAGGAAATGGACGCCTGTTGGCACTTCAGTAACTTGAAACCAATGTGGAAAAGGGATAATATAAGAAAAGGAAAAAAGATATGCTTAGAAAGATAAGGGCGATGATGCTCTTTGCCAGAGAGATAGGGTGGGTGAATGAACCGGAATGGACAGTAGATGACGCAAAGGTACTTGAGATGTTCCTTGGTTCTGACACTGGAAAGAAGCTGGGGATGACGTTATTGAATATGGTAATTAAAACTCAGTCTAGTTGTATAGAGGATAAAAAAGACCTTGAGTTTAATGCAGGATTCGCTAATGGTTTCAAAGGGGCTGTTAGCAGTATAGAATCACTAGCAGACTCGAAACTTTACGAGGGCTCAGAAGAGGATGAGCTGAGTGACCTCGAAATATAAAGACATCCTAACAATACATTTCTGGTTTGTGTCGATCAGGAATGAAATATAAAGACACGCCACAGGATAGCACGGTGCGGGTTATCTTGAAATAATGCACAAAGAGAACCATGAGTGAAGAAGTAGAAGGTAGGACATTGGAGCAGCTACAGGATATGGCTGCGGAACAGGATAGGTTATCGGGATATGAAGGGTCAGATCACCCTGCTGAAATACCCGCTGCTGAAATAGAGCAACGGAAGGAAGCGGAGAAAGACCCTGAACCTGAGACACCTAAAGAGGAAACAAGGATTGAGGCTCCTGAGTCTAAGTCTGAGAAACCCTCCCCTGAACCGGAAGCTGACGCTGGGCCTCCAGAAGTACCTGATAGTTCTTTGACAGTTGAAGTTGACGAAAGAACGAACAAGTCTGAAAAACGGCTTAACGAATCTTGGCGTAAACTTAATGCCACTAAAGAGGAACTGGCCGCAAAGGAGCGTGAGCTTGAGGAACTGAGAGGAACCTTGAACGAGCGAGCCAAGCCAGCAGCCTATGTTGATGAGGACGGGAACACCGCAGAGGACTACGAAGCCGCTGCCAAGCACTTTGAACTGGATGGCGAAGGCCGATTAGCTGAAAAGGCTAAGGAGCAAGCCGAAAGGGTAAGGGAAATGGGGCGGAATAACCAAGTGGAGAGCAACGATAATCAGTTCAAGAAGGAGTGGGGCGACCATTTTGATCGTGCCGCAGACTCATATCCTGAACTGAGAGACGCTAACTCCACATTCCGTAAGGCGGTAAATGGAATCCTTCAGGAAAGACCTGTGCTCGCTACATATTCAGGAGGCATTATTGACGCAGCAGATATCGTTGCCATGCAGATGAAAGTCGAATCTTCAGGACAACTTCAGGAACAGATCAACACTCTTCAGAAGGAGAATGATGGTCTAAAAAATAAACTATCCATTGGTGGCTCTGAGCCCTCATCGGCCCCTGTAGGGTCTAGGGCATTTAGCGAGTTGACTGCGGAGCAACAGTTTGCGGAATTACAACGCCGCGCTGCCGAAGTCGATGCCGCTGTAGCTTACTAATGGAGGAAACGCATTATAAATAATGGCTACACTATCAACAACCAATCCCGCGTCGATTGCCAACGAGTATCAAACATACTTTAGTAAGCAGTTATTAGATTACGCGGTACAAGGTTTACGAAAAGCTGAGTTCGGAAAAACTGCACCACTACCAAAAAATGCTGGTGCTCAGACTATCCGATTCTTCCGCTTTAATGAACCATCAGCAGCCAGCGTGGTAGACCTCACTGAAGGAACCGCGATGGCATCTAGCGCATATCGTGAGCTGACGCTTGCTTATGTCGAGGCGACTCTGAACCAAATCGGTCAGGTAATCGCTGTAACAGACGTACTCAACGCTACCTCGCTACTAAACATCATGTCCCAAGCCATCAAAACAAATGGCGAGGACGCTGCGTTATACTGTGACAACCTCATTCGTAACGAGCTGGTTAATTCCGGTGACACCGATGAGAGTGACAGTCGCACCAAGAAGTATTCCGGTACAGCTACCACATTTGCTGAACTGGATGTCTTGACGGATGCGAACGGTAAAATTGACGCAACCGACCTATTGGACAGTGTTACCCAGTTGAAGATCAATCGTGCTCCCCAAATTTCTGGGCAGTATGTTATGATTGCTTCACCTCAAGTAACACGCGACCTAATGAACAACTCTGACTGGCTCGAAGCCCATAAGTACAGTGCTGTTCAAGGTTTGTTTAAGGGCGAAGTGGGCTCGTTCCACGGCGTTAAGGTAATCGAGGACACTAACCCATACATAGAGGGCTCTGCTGCCGATAAAGGCACTTACAACGCTTCTGGCGATGTATTCTCATCTATTATCTTGGGTGGTGACGCCTTTGGTGTTCCGGCATTAGCTGGTGATTCACCGAAGTCTCCCTCAATAGTTATTACGGATACTCCCGATAAGAGCGATCCGCTTAACCAAACCACCACAATCGGCTGGAAAGCATATTACACGGCTAAGGTACTGAACGAAGATTGGTTCATCGTACTTCGCTCGAAATCTGCCTACTCGCACGGTGGTGCATAAGAATAGTTAACAACAACTGGGGGAGCCTAAGAAACTCCCTCGGTCTTTACATTTTAAGCTGTATGCCGTTATACGTTTATGAGAATGACAATGGGGTAAAGGTGGAGGAGTTAAGGCTGTCTAAGGATAAGGATATGTGTCCCGAAGGATATAAAAGAGTGGACGCCCCCCAGCCCGTAGCCTTCACTGGCAGAGCACAAAGCCCAAACAATATGAAAGACGGAGTTTTGAGGGGGTATTACGATCAGGAGTGCAAGTACGGCAGCAAATGGAAATCTGAGTTTAGTAAAAAACAAATTAAAAAAGCATGGAGTAACTGATGGGAAGAGAAGATATCAACGAAATCGGACGTCCTATATCCAACGCGACTTGGGACAATGACTTAATAGTTCGCAGGGGTGGGGGTGTTATGCTCGGACTTCTGGGGTCATCTAAAAAAACGAGCGCACAATGGGTAATGGTGTTCGACAGCAAGACTGCGGTTAGTAACGGTACTGCCCCGTCGATACATCCCATATTCATAGCTGCTGAAGATAACTTCTACATTGAGGTTCCGGTGCGAGGAATGAACTTCGAGAACGGTATTTATGTAGCTAACTCAACCACCGACACAACGCTCACCTTGGGTTCTGCCGACTGTTGGTTTACGGCGGTGATAATATGAGTCAAAGTAGTTCAACTTTAGTCGGCCATGATGCTCACCTTTGGACGGAAAGCAGCGGTGATGTATACCGTAGTTCCGGCAATGTCGGCATCGGGGAGGACACAACCTCATTTACTCCAAACTGGCTGCCCTCTGGCACGAAACTTTCAATTAAGGGAGACGCAAACGGGGCTGTATTCTTGGAGAGGACTAACGCATCTAATCCACGCAAATGGGGTGTCGGTATAAGTACGGCTGGTTCGTTTATTGTATCTGATGATACCGGAAGTTCAGCCCCGCTTTCAATCGACACTTCCGGCAATGTCGGCATCGGGACGGCTTCGCCCGGAACACTACACGGAGTCGTGCACGGAACGACTAAATTACATATTGATGGAGGAGCTGATAGAGGTCAAATCATTGTCGAGGGAGACACCCTTGCAGGAATAACCCTTTCCGATAACGGTGCTACTGCCGACGACAGGTCTTTTGCTATCAACGTAGATGGTGGCCTATTTCGTGTTTTAAGCATAGAAGATGACGGGACAAACCAGATTAACGGTTTCTCAATGCTCCACGGGGGAAATTGCGGCATCGGTACGGCTTCGCCAGCTACTAAACTGCACGTTGCGACTGGCCATATAACACTAGACAACAATTACGCTCTTATGTTTGAGGACGGGAATAACCTCATTGGGGGTTCCGGTTCTAGTGGAACTAATTACCTTAACTTTAATACTAATGGCACTGAGAGGATTCGGATTATCTCTGACGGCAAAGTCGGCATCGGTACGGCTTCGCCAGCAGAGAAACTTCATGTCGTAGGTACGGCTAGATTTGACGGCACTTCGGGCGCAGAGAATGTTTACATTAACAGTGGTGCTGCTGGTTCAGATGCTTACTTGTGGTTTATGGAGGATGGCAGCAGCAAGGCTAGTGTGTATCACGATGCTTCAGAGGATGCGTTAGTTTTAACCGATGGTGCATCTGCTGCTACGGTTTATGTTAAAGCGGGCAATGTCGGCATCGGGACGGCTTCGCCAACCTCATTGCTTCATGTTTACGGAGGGTCTTCGGGTGCGGCAGCGCACAGTTGGGACGGGCTTACTGTCGAGAATGACGACTATGCAAGAATCAGTATAAATTCACCCGATGATAAGGGTTCATTTTTGCTATTCGGAAGTGATACCGACAATGACTATAATTATATCGGTAGCTACTACAATTCGGGTTCACCGTACTTGGTAACTCTAGTAAATGGTGCAGAACGGATGCGAATCGACTCTTCGGGTAATGTCGGCATCGGAGGCACGCCAACGCATCAGCTCGATTTAGTCAAAGGAGTAAGCGGAGCATTAGTTTCAAGAGTATACAACAGCACTAACAATACTGCTGCTTTAGCCCGACACGCGATTGAATCTGGTGGCAATCAATTCCATATAAGTGTTACTAGCCCTAATCATAGTTCCACTCCCGATGAAGTCATATTGAACATGGCTGCGGGATCGGACACTATGAAGTTCTCATCTGGCGGAACTCCACTGATGACAATTCTAGACGGTGGCAATGTCGGCATCGGAGAAGCTGCCCCGTCTACCAGCCTGACAATAGGTGGCGATAGCACCATAAGCATACCCACTTCAGACGGTAGTGATAATAGCTTGTTGACATTAGCGGGTGCTGGTGGTGCTGGCGTTTCGCGGGGTGCTTATGCACAGTTTTACGGCAACGAACACGCCACTTACGGGGGGCAGCTTAAACTCCACGGTGGTGATGTGACAGGCGGAGATATACTACTCTCTGTTAATGGTGTTGCGGATGTAATGACGATAGCGCAAGTAGGCGCGACAGCAAACACGCTATATCTAAAGGCGGGCAACGTCGGCATCGGTACGGCCGTGCCCGCTACTAAATTAACCGTTGAAGGTTCAGTCACTCTCAAGGAACAAGCTGCTGCTGATTCTGATACTGCGGCATACGGCCAGATATGGGTTAAGACAGGAACACCCAACACCTTGTACTTCACTGATGATGCTGGCACTGACGTACAGTTGGGTGCTGGTGGCAGTAGTGTTTGGACAACTAGCGGGAGTGATATTTATTACAATACGGGCAAAGTCGGAATCGGGACGACTAATCCAGAGATAGCCGGAGAGTCAGCCAGAAGTAAACTTGTAGTCTCAACCTCGACAGGTGCTTACATGATGATGCACCGCGCTGAAGCCGCAGCATCAGTAGCAGCAGATGATATATTAGGAGGTTACATGTTCGGTGGTGATACGGCATCCAACGAAATTGGAGCAATGATTACTGCTGAAGCAGACGCAGCTTGGACTGCTGCTGATTATGATTACCCTTCAAGAATCAAATTCTGGACTCAGAGTGATGGCACGGGTAATCAGTTTTCTGGAGCTAATGCTGAACGGATGGTAATTGATTCCAATGGAACCGTAACTATTAACGGTCAGCTTCAGCAAGCCGTTGAAACCACGACCAGCACGGTTGAGGGGGCAGTATCCTACGAGATTGATTTCACTGACTCTAATTTACAGAAACTTGTGCTTCACGAGAATGACACAGACTTAACAATCACAACAGCCAGCTCCTCCCGCGCTGCCGGACGCACTGTAAAGCTGTTTATCGACTGCTCCGCCGTCCTTTCTACCCCTCCAACAATATCTGCTCCAAGCTGGATTGCCTTTGGAGTTGATATTAGCTCATTTTCGGGAACATACCTCATAATGGAATTAACATCGTGGGGTACAACTGACGCAGAAATAACCGCGCAAATCGAGGAAGACGCAGGACTCTAATAAACTAAACTAAATAAAACAATGGCAACAGAATACAAATGGACACGGCTAGAACCCCTCGTTAAAACCGAGGACGTATCTGGATCACCTCAGAAAGTGGTAGAGACATTAGTGTGCGGCATGACAGCCGTTTCAGATGATGGCTATTCCGCTTACATAGACACGGCAGTATCGACACCTCTCGATCCCGACAACTTCATTCCCTTTGATGACCTCCCCGAATCGTGGGCTGTCGATATAGCGAATGGTGTTGCGGAAGAGAAGGGGTGGGAAGCCTCGCTTGACGCACAGATTTCGTCTGCTCGTATGCGGCCTTTACCTGCGAAATTCCCGTGGCAATCACCAACGGAAGTGGAACCTTCAGAATAATTCATAGGATGAATCGGGTGGAGTTATGAATGATTTGGAATGGCTAAAGGTGTTCGGGATAAACGGAGGTGTTTTCGCCACTGTATCCCTGTCTGAACTTGAGCTTGCCCTGAAAATACTAATGCTTGTTCTAACCTGCGTTTGGACGGGCGTAAAAATTGTTAAACTTATGAAGGACGATTAAGATATGCCAAAGGTAACGGTAACTAATAAGGCAGGAAAGAAAAAGGTTCAGCACTTCCCATATACAAAGAAGGGATATGTAGCAGCCTCTAAAGCCAAAACTAAAAACAGGAAAGCACAGAGAACAGCATGAAGAAAGACAGTATATTAAATGGAGTAATTAGACACATACTAACTGCTGGCGGTGGAGCACTGGTGGCAAAGGGTATGGTGGCTGAGACGGAAATTGAGGCACTTGTAGGTGCTTTGATTACAATTATCGGTGTGGTGTGGTCAGCACTAGCCAAGAAGAAAAAGGAATAACAAATGCCTGACTTAACTCGTGGACATACTTACAGCGCAAGCGACTCCGTTACCCATAGTAACCTTAACAACTTGGTAGGCAATGCCACCCTTAACGACAATGCTGTAACTGAAGCCAAGATAAACGCCTCTGCTGTCACCAACGCCAAGGTAAGTGCTTCAGCGGATATAGCCCTGTCTAAATTGGCAGAGGGTACTGACGCTCAGGCTATTTTGTGCAATGTGTCTGGAGTCCCAACCTATGTCACCGTTGCTGGTGATGTGACCCTTACCAATGCTGGTGTATCTGCAATAGGAAGCGACAAGGTTCTTACTGCAATGATACTGGATGGAAACGTGACTGGGCCTAAGATTGCTATGGGGTCAGACGCGGCGGGAGATGTTCTTTACCATAATGGCACGGACTATGTAAGGCTACCGAAAGGGACAGCGGCACAGTTGTTGAAGATGAACTCCGCTGCCAATGCACCTGAATGGTCGAGTGTCCATGCCCCTAATGTAGAGCAAGTCGTTCTTACTGCACAATATGAAATCTATAACCATTCTTCGAATACCACTGATACCGCAGTAGAAGGCGCAAATGGGGCCATTGGTGCTATGTATGTATTCACCGATGGAACCAACTCCTTTGACGATACAATTACAAGGCGAGCATTGGATTCCAAGGTCAGGATAGACTTTGTAATGCACATTGAGACATCGGCTTATGCGTCTTGGGGCAAAGTTCAGAGAAGTTTGGATGACGGAGTTTCTTGGTCTGATACTGCCATATCTGATTCTGCTGGTGGTTCAGATTTGCGTCAGAGGGCGCAGTTTTCTGCGGGGCCATCACATCATCAGCATTACAATATACCTGTAACAACTTTCTGCTACATCGATACTCCGGCAGGGGGTACGGGGGAGGAGGCAGTACGGTACAGGGTTATTTGCGGAACCCATGCAAGTGAATACCTAACCACAAACCGAGATCGTTCTCAGGATGATGGTACGGGCAATGGTACTGCTTCACATTTTAGGGCTGTCAGTCAAATGATCTTAACTGAAATACCTGTTTAATTTAATGACTAAAACAGCCTTAGCGCAATTTGTATCGGATAAGCTGCAAAAGACCGATCAGGGGAGCTTGGATATGGTTAAGTCTTTTATAGACAGAAGGTACGAGATGATCTGGGACTCCGCACTATGGCGAACCAGTCTAGGAACAACATCATACACTGTTGCGGTTGATACTCAGGAGGTTACGCTGGAGTCTACGGTTGACTTTCCCGTTGCTGCAACTTGGGACGACAAGGAAATTACTCCCGTTGATTACTCATCCGTGTTTCAGGTTGACCCTACGCTATTTAATGATTCCGGTGATGTTGTTAACTTTATAGTTATTGATAGCGGTACTGGTTCAGTAAAGATCAAGCTGCTCCGAAAGCCAAAGGAAGAGAAAACACTTCTGGTTCTTGGTAAGCTAAAAATGATCGCACTGGGCGTTGACGATTCACCTGCAATAAACGGTATAGACAACTCCCTGCTTGCATTTGTTGAGGGGGATATGCTTGAGCACTTGAGGCAGTACGGTAAGGCGAAGGTAAGAGCACAGGACGGCGC